GGTGAGGTGCATTGTTCTCAGCCACCCCAACGCCCCACATCTCATGCTCCACAGCCTCATACAGACCGCGATGCACCGGGGATTTGCCGCTGTAGGGGTTCTCGACCACCTTCACAACCACACCACCGGCCATGATGACGATGGCATCCACCATGTCACCCTCTTGGCGCTCGGCAACACTGTCATCAGTCGGAGCCTGAGAGTCGCCATCGGTCAGCGCAGACGCCGGAACCTTGCCGAAGAAGCGAGCAACCTTGATCCGGTCGTTCTTGAACCAGTACTGGACATTCCCGCGAAGCTGGGCAGCCATCTCAGAACCGGTCTCGTTCCCACGATCACCAGGCCCAATCAGAGCCATCTCGACGTTCTTGTATGCCTTGTCGTTCTTCCAGGCAGCAACAGTCGTCGGGCTCTCCATCGTGACCCAGAACACGCCTAGACCCGACTCGACCTCGCGCGCTTCAGGGTCCGGATAGACATCCAGCGTGTTGCCAAGCTCGAAATAGGGCAGGTCGAACTCGTACTTCTCTTCCGTGATGGCACCGTCAACCGCTTTCGTCTCGGTCAGCGTCTCTTTCTTGACGAACGGGCCGAAGATGAACCCCGTCCCATAGGTGCCGAGCGTGTTCACGCCAGTCTTGAGGAGCGCCTTGAACTTGCCGCGCTCCATCTGGTCCGTGATTATGTCTTCCATCAGGTCAGCAAACGGCGCCAAGCTCTCGTCCGTAGGAGTCGTGTCGAACGGCATCTGACCATTGCCGAACAGCGCGTCAGTGATCTTCGCCCGAGCAGCACGGACCTTGTTCCGGGTCGATCCGATGAACAGGCCTTTGGACTTCTTGGCACGAGCTGCACCAGTGCCAGTGGTGTCGTCGTCTCGTGCGATCCGCATGACATCCTGGTAGCACTCAAGCAGCTTCAGTTCCTGCGGCTTCCTCGCGTTTTCCCACGCGACAAGGCGCGCTTCGAGCAGCAACGCCAGCGACGTAGAGGTTTGGAGGGATTCAGCCATGGTCAGAAGTAAATGCCGTCTTGGTCAGGTTCAGGTTGATAGAGGGGCGCCATCGCCAACGTGTCAGTCACAGGCGAAGCAAAGGTCAGCGCGAACGCATCCGCGCAATCTGGCGAGGACAACCCCCGCCGCTTCATGCTTTCTTTTTTCTCCAGCAGAAGTTGCTGGGAACTCGTGTAGCTGTACTCAGGACCGATCAGGTCTTGGCGCAACTCGTAGTCGTCGGGTATCTCCCCGCCTTCCTTGAGCCACTCCAGCGTTTCACCCCACATCTCGGCCCGCTTGTTGGCGTACTTGACCTTGTCCACAGGCTCGCCGCCGAAGTTCACCCCTCGGACCTCGAAGCCCTGCTCTCTTAGCCGATCCACAACACCAGCACCCATCGCGCCTATGTCGATGTTCACCAGAGAGGGTTTCAGTTCCTTGATCGCCGCAGCCACCTTGCCGGCAACCTGCATCGTGTCTAGCTCGCGGTGCTTCATCAGCGCGTAGACCTTCCGGCCGCGCCTGGCACAGATCACGGTTTGGTCATCGCCGAACCGGGCCACATCAACCCCAAGGATCAGCGGGAGCTTCTCGAAGCCAACCGCCTTGTAGGCAACAGCAGCCTCGACCAGCGCGGTAGAGATCAACTGAGCACTGCTACTCTTCGGAAACTCGCCCTTGACGCGCACCCGCACAAAGTCAGAGTCTTCGCCGTAGTCAGCGATCCACTCCTTGATCTGCGTTTGGTCAGCCATCTTGGCTTTCCGACTGTCAACCTGCATGGTGTGCCAGCGATGCCTGAACCTGCCCCAGCATTCCCGGAACCTGCCCGTGTTGCGGGTCGGATTGCCCAGAGCCACCCAGCGGGCGCCAGGCGTGGTCATCGCGCCCTCAACCACATCCCAGATCACATCTGCGATCGCCGATGCCTCGTCAAACACTACAAGCACATGCTCTTCGTGCGTGCCGGCGAAGGACTCCGAGTTGTGCTCAGTCCATGGGATAGCCGAAGCAAACCACGTCTCCGGCGAATCCTTCAACTCCATCCGGGTCGCCTTCACCTCGAACCAATGGCCGTTCAAGGCTTTCTGGTTCCACTTCGCCAGCTCTCGCCAGGTCTTGCTGTCAAGCTGGTTCTTCGTGTTGGCAGTGACGACAACCTGCGGGTTTGGCCTCGTCGCCATGAACCAATGAATGATCCAGGCCACAAAAGCCGTCTTGCCGATACCGTGCCCAGAAGCCCCGGCTACCCGCTTGTTGTCGCGAACAGCATTCAGGGCCTCGATCTGCCACGTATCAGGCTCTGCCTGCAACACATCGCGAACGTAGCCAACAGGGTCGGCAAAGTACGTCTTGGCAATGAAGAAGCCGTCAGCCTGAGCTTCGTTCTTCATGAGCCTTCTTGATCTGGTCTGCGATCGAGAACGACACAGAGCCACCAAGCTCCAGTTTGTCCCCGTAGACCTTCGGCCTCAACTTCCCTGCCATCCACTTCCGAGCATCCACCCTTAGCCGGCTTCGAGCGATCACATCCTGATCCGTCCGTTCGTTGCCGTCCTTGTCGGTGTACGTGTCCCGCGTTCCATCGTCAGCAATCTGGAGGATCTCATCGAACAGCACGTCAGCCTGAGCTTCGCGTGCGCGCGTGTATTGGTCGCGGAAAAGCGAGAAGGTGTCATCTGCCAGCCAGCGAAAGACGGTCGCCTTGTTCGGCATACCAGGCTCATCGCAGATGTCACGCAGGCTCCTCCCTTCCGCAATCCCCTCACAGATAGCGTCTGCTACCTTCTGGGTGAATGAAGAGGGGCGAGCCATGGAACTGTCCTTCGAGGCCTTGCGGCTAATTCGAGAATGAAAGAAGCCCGCTCAATCTCTCGACTGGCGGGCGTGAAGGGTTAGCAACTGCTAACAAAGAAGAGGGGTGCCGGGTCAGATCCTTTAGCTACAGCACATCAAAGATGAAGATCTGCCCGGCGAACGTGAAAAACCCGCCGATCTTGCGAAGGGCGGGCTCTTTAGTGAATTTTGGAGGCACCTGTGCACTCCGAGGCGCATTTTCGGACACAGACCTCATTCTGTCAAGCGTGCTCCTCTTCTTCTGTATATGGCCCCTTAGACCTATTCCGGCCGCCTGCCCAATCGACCAGTTCGGCATTCAATGTCGTCCTGTACTCTCGAAACCGATAAGGCTTCTGCATCCTCTTGGTCTTCCATTCCAGCAGACGCTCGTGGCAGTTCTCCTTGTTCGTGGCAATGCGGACGTTGCCGGGCTCGTAATCCCCTTGGTCCGCGCGACGACACATGCACAACTGAAGCGCGCCCTTCCCTCGGTTTGCCCAGTGCGGCTGCCAAATGTCCCACCACTCCTCAAAGGTGAATTTGAAGCCAATCCCTCGATTGGCAGCACCGCTGGCGTGGCTCAGGAACGCCTTGTACGGGTCTTTCCCGCTGATCGCTATGCCTTGAGCCCTGATTTCGGCATAGAGTCGTGGGCCCGTCACAGCACCCCCGCGTTCATCAGCCTGCGCGTCAACTGGCTCCGCGCTTCCAGGATGATTGTCCCACGCTCAATAGGATCTTTGGGCAACCTCGGACTTAACCAGACCTTGTGCCCGGTGTAGCAGTTCCGAGCCAGGATGTAGAGCGCTGCCCGGTACGGTTCCTGGATCTCCCCGATGTGGAAGTCGATGCATTCCATTGTCGAGCCGTGCAGCTCGTCCTCGATCACGTCAGAAACGCTGTCGTACCCCCTCCCCGACTTGGCGTTGCGGAACATGGGGTCTGCTCCACAAACAGGAACGGGGATGTATCCCTTAGCCCAATGGTGATAGGCCGACAGGAGAGAGTCCAACTCATCGGTAAGTTGGAGATCCCTCATCATCAGTATGCCCTCTGCACGGCTGCGAGAGCAGCACCCCAAGCGGCATTAAGCTTGTCAATGGCCTCAGCCTCAGCCGATTCATAGTCGATCGTGGGGAAGATCAGATCCTCCCAGCGAGTTACCTCTGGAGGGAGAGATGACATACAGCCTCCTGCTTGTGGCAGTGCAGCAATGGTTGTGAGCTTGTTCATTTCATCCCCCTGATAGCCGCACAGAACCGCTCAAGACCTCTTACCGCGTCTCGCTTGCGGGCATAGCTGTTGTACGAATAGACGCCATGTGACGTGATACGCCAGTACCAGCGGCCGTCCCAGTTCTCGATGTATTCGACTTTCATGCTTGCGCTCCTTGAAATTGGGCCAGTGCGAACACTGAATTGGGTTGACGATGCTTCACGCCGGAGAGATCCATCTTCTCCATGGCTCGGATGGCTTGGTTTCTCTTGTGAACTTGCGCGATCTTCTTCGGGGATGACTTCGGCTTGAACTCGTGCCGCTTGTCGCCTGCTTTCGTCAGACGGTAGGTCATGGGGACGGTCTCGATGTACCCGCGCTTTTGGAGGTAGCCGATCAGCCGACGCATCTCGGTTTCGTCCATTTCGAGGCCGTCGATGATGTCTTTGAAGGTCTTGGGGCCTTCGGACAGGCGGGCTAGTACTTGCTTGGTCTTTGTCGTCATTCCTGCTCCTTCTTGAGGGCTCTTGTCTTGGCCCGGTAGATCACCTTGATTTGCCGCAACGTATCGCGGTCCCACTTCACCGGCTGGTTGTCGGCCTCTAAGGCCTCTACGGCATCCAAGCCAATGCGGTTGACCAGTCCAATGCGGTAGTCAACGGCTCGTCCTGCACCGTAGCGATTGCAGTTAACGCATTGGGCGTGGGCATTGCGTTCGTCGAACCGTAGATGGGCTGCTGATCCCGTGCTGCGGTAATGGCCGCAGTCAACCTGATGGCTTCTTCCCTCTGTGCCCCAGTCCAAGGGGCGTCCACAGGAGATGCATGGGTGCCCTGCGAGCTTGTCGGCCAACCTGCGATAGGCATTGAATTCAATTTGGGCCTCCTTGATCAGTTGAGGGATGGTCTTGAGGGATTCCCGCTTTACCCGGTCCTGCTTCTTCTCGGTGGTGAGCCGCGCCTTCTTGGCTCGCTCTATCCCGCACATAGGCCCACAGACCACCTGGAGCGGCCTGGCAGGTACGAAGCGGGACTTGCACTGCTTGCAGGTTTTGAGCTTCATTGCGTGGCCCGATCCTGGTTGCGGTTGTTCGCGCTCTCGGTGCGCCAGATCTCGACGCGGGCCTGAGCTGCGATCAAATCCCACTTCAGCTTCTCCTCGATCAGAACGGCTTCCTTGAGACCGACCAGAAGCGCGATGTAGTCGTCATGGGCGTATGCGTCCCGCTCCTGAGCAATCCCCGATGATTCCGGGCTTGCCTTCATCAGAAGCGCCTTCTTGGACTTGCGGAACTCTTCGAGGTAGACGCGCTCGGCCTTGGCCTTGGCGAACTTCCCTGCGTTGGCAAGGATGTAGTCCACCGCTGCATGAGGATCGATCTCGCGGCTCACTGGCCCTTCTCCATCTGCGCCGATGCCAGCAGGTACGCCCTGTGCGAGTCCAGGAGAATTGCCGTTGCACCCTCTACACCAGCAAGCGTGTACGCCCTTCCGGCTACCTTGTCAGTCAGGTCTGGAACGTCCTTCTTGTGCTCTACCTCGACTAGGAGGTAGGTCCGGGTGGTGGGGGTCATGTCCGGATAGCCTCCAGCACGGGGCTACCCCCGAACTTGCGCTTGGCCTCTTCCATGGTCGATGCCTGACCGAGGATCTGCCACCGAACAGCTACCCAGTCGCCAATCGGGATGTAGATGGGCTTGAGGACGTTAAAGGTCATTCCGCTCTCCTGTAGATTTTTGCGTTGGGGTACTTGCTTTCGAGCGCTTTTGCATCTCCGCTGTCAGCAGGCTGGGCAGAGCCGCCATCTCCGGGTCCATCGCTATGTCCTGCGCTCGGTGCCAGCAATGGCCCTTGAACGCCTCCGTGAACGGGGGTTCCATCAACCACAGCAGGTGCTTCAGGTGGTCTTGCAGCGTCATCGGTCTTTCTCCATTTGCAGCCCGTACAACCTGCATCGGCCTGGCCCAACTGGGAGGTGGAATAGACGCAGCTCGGGTTCAACCTGAATTGCATGTCCACCATCCGACGAGCCCAAGTGGTATCCCAGCCATCGGCTACTTGGATCGACGGAGCGAAGGGCGGACGGTCGAAGCAGCCATTGCGCTTAGTCATAGGAAATGAACCTCAGCTTTCTTCGCCAGATAAGCCTCATGAGCCACTTCAGGCGAATCAAAGGAGCCGATGTACTTGCGCCGTCCTTCTATCGAGATCCCGGCAACCCACTTGCTCTGCTTTTTGTTCCAATAGACTCCCTTGAAGCCAGAGGTATTCGACTTTGGCGGCTTCAAGGAGGCCTGAAGGTTTTGCTTGTTCGTCACATCTCGCAGGTTGTAGAGCCTGTTATCAAGCCCGTTTCCGTTGATATGGTCGATAAATCCCTTGGGCCATTCCCCGTGCATGTACAGCCATGCAAGACGATGGACGAGGTACAAGCGCCGATTGATACGAGTCACGAAGTACCGGGCTCTGCCTCGCTGCATGGTCCCGGCAACGGTGCCAGCCTTCAGTCCATTGGCGTGGTTGACCCTTCTGGTCAAGACGCCCGTCTCTGGGTCATAGACAAAAAGCCGCCTCAGTTCATCTTGGGTCAAATCGCACGCGCTCATGCCGGCACCGCCCTGCTCTGGCTTCCCATGAGGTCGCGCGGAATCTTGGTGCTGCCGTCCTTGTCGCCCAGGTACGACAGAGCCCATTCGATGTGCTCGGGCAACCCATGACCTGCACGGGCCTTGTCGAGAACACCATGGGCCACTCGGGACCAGTTGTCGGAGGATTCGCGGGCGCGGATCATTGGATGGCTCCTTGGCGTTGAGCGGCCATCGCCGCCAGTTGGGTGAGGTCAAAGCCGTTCTGCCTGCCACGAACACGGGCTTTGTAGGAATGCCACTGCTCGTTGATCTCGTTCCATGGGCCGATGCCCTTGGCAATCCCTTCCGCCTCGATAGCGCTACGGGAGTCGGGGTCGTGGGAGGTGGTGGCGACCGGCTGAGCGCCCGGCTTGGTCTTCGGCTCGAACACGCCAGCCCATCCGCTCTTGATGGAGTTATTCAGCACCTCGATGGGGTCATGCCCGGCAGAACGGAAGCGCTCCAGGTCCTTGACGATCAGGCCGAGGGCATGGGGTTCGTTCTTGGCCTTCTTGCCGGTGCGGACCTTGCAGTAGGCAGCCCAGGTATCCGGAGGAATCCAATCAGGAAGATCAAACGCGCCGGCAGGCGCTGTATTGGTTTCCTTCTTCTCTTCTCTTCTCTTCTCTTCTCTAGGTACGGTTTTGGTAACGCTGAAAGTAACGGTGTCAGCGTTACCTTCTGCGTTACTTTCTTTGTTCTTTTTGCTCTTTGCGACCCTTTTTGCGGTCTGAGCCCGTGTTTTTGCGCTTTCCGAGATGTGTTCGTCAAACTTGACGACGCTGATGCCCTCATCAGTCTCGACAAGCCACCGAGCTGCTACCACTTCGCTAACGAAGTTGGTATCGCCCTGGTAACCGAATAGACACTCATTGAGCGTTACCGAAGTAACGCTGAGAGCGTTACCGTCAGTGGTGTTGTTGTCGAACCAGCGCCACAAGATGAAGAGGCGCCCGACGACCTCGAAGCGAGTCAGGCCGGTCTTTCCGGCGATGGCAAGGACTTCCGGCTTCTCGGGAAGCGCGTGCGTCATCTTGATCCAGTCCCCGGCCATCAGGCAGCCTCGACCTCGTTGACGAGAAGTTGGTAGGTGAAGCAGCCTTTGCAGACATATCGGCGCTCGACGCGATGCCCACCGAAGCGGGGCTTGCGGAGGTCGCGGAGCCTGGCGGACACGGAGGCTTCCGGAGCATCCACAGCCGCAGCGAGCTGCTTAAGGGTGCGCCACTGGCCGTCAGCCATGACGCTGAGGACGGCCATCATCTGATCGCCCAGACGTGCGCCGTCGCGGGCGTGTTCGTAGGTTGCGCCATCGAAGTACATCAAGCGTCTCCTTGCTTGGCTTTGGAATACGCGCCGCCGAAGCGGTCGCGGAGGATTTCATCTGCCTTGTGCGACAGGCCATAGATGGGCTTCCTCTGGATGTTCTTGCGTGCCTTCGGCGATGGCTTGAGGTCGGCCGCGGTCTCGCTTGGGGCAGATCGCCAATTGAACGGAGATGTCATGCCAGTAGTCCCGCCTTCTTCATCAGAATCTGGATCTCGGCCAGCGCGTCGAGCTTCTTCTGCATGGCGCTGCTGTCCTTCTCGGGCTGGGCCAGGAACTTCTCAACCAAGTAGTAGATTGGCGTGAAGTCCTTGCTCTTCTCAAGGTAGGTCTCGAACTCGTCGATCCCGAACTTGCGCTGGCTCTCGTCGCTGAGCTGGTTGCTCAGGTTGCCGGGCGATTCGTTCAGATCGATCGCACAGGTAGTCAGGCCGCGCTTGTAAATGCTCGTGCTGACAACATCTCGGAGGTTCCGATACCGCTCTACAAGGCCGGGCTCGAAGTCCAGCGAGAGCTGAGTTTTTGTGGCAGTGAGTTTCACTGATAAAACCTTTTGTCAGTCGTTGTCAGTCATAAGTACAAAAAATGGCGGCATGCACACAGCACCCACCATCTATTCACTCGCTCTCGAAGGTCTCATTGAAATCTTCAGTGGCCTTGAGTTCGACCCATCCAAGAGCAGCGACAACGCAGCCCATAGCGAATCGAACGAAGTCCCAAGCGTTGGGTCCAACGTCGAAGAAGGCACCAAGGAGAACGACCGCGTAGACCACGGCAGCGGCCATGCCACCACCCAGAAGCAACAACGGGAACAGGTTCGACTGCTTGTCCATGGAGACTCCTTAGGCGGCTTGGGCAATGCGAGGAATGGCAGGCCCGCGCTTGCGGTTGCAACTGCGGCAGACGGGCTGCACATCAAGCGGGCGGTTGTAGTCCCGGTGGTCGTAGTCAAATGCCGGGTTGCCGCAATCGACGCAAAGACAATCCTTCGCTTTTGGAAGAAGTCCTTGGCGTATCTGCTTCACGACAGCGCGCGTGGCGAGCTTGCTGTCCTCGCCTTGCTTGATGGAGCAAGGGAAGCAATACCTAGCAAGGTGCGGGATGTGGCTGTCCACAGAATCCCCGCATCGATTGCAAGTGATCTGCGGCATCTAGGCGGCCTTAAGCTCAGGCTTGCGCTTGTTGGTCTTCATCCGGACCAAGGCGGCCTGGACACGATCAGCAATGCGAGGGGGAAGCGTTTCGGGCCACTGGCTGATGGCTTGAGGGGTGATGCCTATCGCGTCGGCGGCGGCCGTGACCGATCCACCGAGCAGTTCTATGGCGCGAGTTTTAAGCATGATGGCCGATAGGTTAGCACGCTTACCGTCTTTTCGTAAGCCCCCTTACTGTACTAGGGGTTTTAATCCTGCTTACA